GTAGCTTTGCCTTTGCTGCCTTTAGAAACGACTTTGATAGATTGTTCGATTGTGTAAGTAGTTCCACAATCTTGACACTCTGCATTAGCCTCTGCAATATTGGTATTGTCACTTCCACAGATTGGACAAATAGTTCCCCAAGGATGCTCTTCTCCTGGTACATTAGTATCAGTGTCTGCAGCTTCGTTCATTTCTGTGTCAACACCAGTGGTCAAGCCTGATACACCAGGTTCAGCACCATAATCAGTTGGAGTTTCGCCCATTGGATCTGCTGCAGCACCTGCAGGAGCTCCAGGAACACCACCTGGTCCACCCATAACTTGAGCGTATCTAGCTAAGATTTCATTTCTTCTCTGAACTCTTGCAAATTTAGCAGCTTCTGTCATAACAACAGGAACTTCATCATCCACTTCCATTACATCTTCTACTAATTCAGCACCAGATTCTTCAACTGAGCCATTTCCGTCAACTTTGAAGGATCTAGAAACTCTAGAGGAAATAGAAGCAGTAACGTCTCCAAATGCAGAGATATTCAAGTCAGTAAAAGTGAATGTACTAGGATCTACATTAAATCCATTAGATTGCAACACACTGATTGCTTTTTGCTTGAATGACTCTTCAAAGTTAGCATCAGTAGGATTTACATCTAAATCTTCAACTCTACATACAAATCTTACATTTTCAGATTTATCCTGAGTAACTGTCATTCCAGCTGTTTTAGCTTGATCAGAAACTTGTACCGCTTTGGATACTAATCTTTCTGCTAAATCAAAGTCAGAACAAAGTCTTTTTGCTGCAGCGGTGATAGCTCTTGAACTAATTCCAAAATTAATGGAATAATCTGCTAACCATCCAGAGACATTTGATTTAAGATCTTTGGAAGAAGCTGTTTTAACTCCCCAGAACTCTCTTCTTGCTCTTGCTCTAAGTCTAGCATCTGTTGCAGTTTTAGTTTTAGCTCTATCAATGCTTGCCATCAATTCTTCTTGTGGCATGCTGTCTATAACATCTGTAACTTCTCCTGGAGTTGCCATTGTATCTTTAGAAGACATAGCTAAACCAGAAATTGCAGCTCTAAGATCTTCTTTTGAAATAAGATCATCATCTTCTTCAACTGCACTCATCAATGCAGCACGAAGTTCTTCATTTTTAGATGTAGGAGCTTCAACATCAAGTCCTTCTTCAGGAACAGAAACACTACCCATAAGAAGTTCGGCTAATCTTGTAACGCCTTCTTTTGTAATTTCGCCTTCTTCTACAGCTACTTGAAGAGCATTAGCAAGGTCGGCAGCAGTTACTTCAGATGTAATTTCAGCAGCAAGTTGTTTAAGAATAGCTGCAACACCAGTTTCAGGTTCTACTTCTTTATTGAAAAACTCGTTCTTTTCAGTAAGTTCTTCTCTGTATGGTTCGCCTTCTTTAGCGGTACCAATCATTTCTGGTAACATTGGTTCGTCAACTAATGTTTGTGCAACTCTCATAATTTGAGTTGGTGTTTCCATTGCAGTGACAACAGCTTTAGCTAATGCATTTAAAGTTTTAGACATAACCAAGTGTGGTTTAGCAGTGCCCATTGTACGATAATGATTAAGCTCAACTTCTCTTGATTCTGAAGGATAGCCTTTATTAGCATCATTTACTAATTCAGTAAGAGTTCTCTTAACTTCATCATCTTTAACTCTTTGTGAGTAAAGTTTAGCATTGTCAAGTTTGCTATCAACTAATGATTTTGAATAAAATTCATTACCAAAATTTTCGTCATTTTTTCTGTATTTTTCGAGAGATTCTTGTCTTGTCTCATCTGTCGTATTTTTATGATCTTTAGATAGTCCATCGCCAAGAGAATCATAACTTTTTTGTCTGTATGGAGCTAACTCTTCTTCAAAAATATCTGTTTTGATTTTTGGTTCTTTGTAAGGATGAGTTTTTGTGAATGATGTAAAATCTTTAAGTAATTCTGCAGCAACTCTAGTTCCTTGTCCGTTGTCCATAAGACTGAGCTGATTTTCATTTAAAATCGGTTCCCATTCAGTCTTTACGCCTTTTACGTAGCCTGTAATGCTACCGTCTGTTGACAAAACAACTCTATTGCCAGAATTATCTTCCACTTTAAAATCAATAGTTACAGCAGCTGATAATTTCTTGCGTTGTTCAGATGCAATTTTCGCAAAATGATCCATTTGATTGCCTTCCACCTCGTTATTTTTTGGTGTATTTGTTTTAACTTGTTTATTTCTCTCGTTAGCTACTCTTACAACGTTATCAATACTATTTTGAATTTCTTTTGAATTATCTAAAACATTTTTGAATTCGTAGATATTTTTTACAAATTTTTCAATAGAATTTTGTTGTTTTGAATTGCTAACACTAGCATAAACTTCTCTCGATCCAGTCTTTGAAGCCCAAACAAAATTAGCATTGGTACTTGCTAAAGCAACACCACCACCAATGGCGCTACTTTCAGAACTTTGATTTGAGAAATCCATGATTCTTCCCACACCACTATCATCAAGTGTATAGTTGGAAAAACTTGCTGGAGCAGTAGGTCTTTGTTGACCAGCTTGTTGAATTTGTTGTTGATTAATTGGAGCAGGTCTTCCTTGTCCAACATCAACCCCTTCATCAATCATATCTTGCATAGTTGACTGTAAATCAGCCATTGCTTTAGATATTTTTGAAACGTGGGTCAAATCCACATTATCTTTTCTAGCAAAAAGATTAAGCACTGAAACTTCTAAGAAGTTTAAGGAAAGATTGATAAGATCTAATACATTTAAACCAGATCTAGGATCTATTCCAAGAGCTTGTAAAACAGCGTTAACTGTAGAATTTTGATTTGCGCCTTCTCCTGCTAATAGTGGACCTCCAACAAGAGTGCCAGCAGATTGTGCAAGTTTCACAGCAATTTGAGCCGTTGATTGCGCAGTTCTTAAGCATTCTTCGTATTCAGCTCTATTTTTAATAGGAGCGCCTTGATGAGCTAAAATAATATTACAAGTTAATTCGTTAGCTTTTCTTTCAAGGTCTCTAGCAGCATCGAGAATATCATCTACATCGTAAATTTCTTGAATTTCACAAGTTTCAAAAGCACCATCACCAACACAAGAAAGTTCAATGAATTTTAAATCGTAATTTTTCTCATAAACTTTTTTCCCTGAGGATGGTTCTGTTTTGCCCTTAAATTTCTTTAAACAGTCACAGTAATCTTTTTCATAGTATGCTTTATTTTCACACTTTGAACATATACCGTATGATACGCTGCAGCCCATAGAAACATCGTGAATTACGCCAGTTCGAATATTTCTCGCAATATCTGGGTAAGCTTCTTCATCTACGAAAAAAGTACAATATACACAGTTTTCTTTATCATCCCATTCAGCATAAACAACCATACCTTTGGCTTGTTCAATGTCATCATTTTTATGATTAGTGTAGATTGGCACTCCCTCAAATGTTTTATATGCAGGGATCTTTTCGCCTTTGACTTCAGCTTCTTTTAATAATTCAGCTTTGGAAAAATAATCACCATTGGCATTAACTGTGTCAGCGTCAATAGCCCTTGCTCTCACCCATAAAAGTTTAGCACCCTTGCGAGCTTGCATCTCTTTTACGATATCAAAGTCTTTGTATTTTTCTAAAACTTCATTAGGATCTGCATATAACGATTGCAATCCAATTTTAGCAGCTTCACGCATGTTAGTAGAGGCAGTTTTGAGCATGTGTTCTCTAGCAATATTTCTATCTTCATTAGATAAAAAACTATTGATTGTTATAGCTCCGCCTTTTGCAACCCTATACATAAGCAATTCCTTTTGATATAAAATTAACTATTGATTTTTATTCTATTTTTTACATGTCAAAACCTGTAAAAAACTAAACCCGTGGTTTTCCACGGGTTTATAAAAAATGAAAAATTATTTCATCTAAATCCAAGTCAAATTGTTTTCTTTAATTTTTTGAAGTCCTACAATATAAGAGCTAGGACTTTCTAAAATAATTTTATAGTTACCTGACATTACAATTTGATTATACAAATCATATAAACCAGGAATATGATGCGCTGGGACAACATCATGCAAAAGTAAAAATCCACAATTTGTAATTTTTGAATCAACTAAATCAAAAGCATCTTTCATGCAAACGTGATAGTCCAAATCAATAAAACAATAATGAAGTTTTTCAATAAAACTTACATCTGTTTCTGGAGTGATTAATCCCTTAATTAGTTTGACATTATCTAAACCTTGAGCATCTAATTGAGACTGTTGATATTCAATGGTAAGTGCTTCAGTCCCAAACATTTCATACCAATTATCCATGCATCTTGCTGCAAAAGCATCTTTTCCGCCATCTTTTTGAGTGAAATCACAATTGTCAATCACTTCATCTTGTGGGTGACCTTCAAAGGTGTCAAATCCGTAAACTATTCCACGATCTTTCCAAAGTTTACCAATTCTTTCTGGCCCACCACCATAAGCAATGCCAATTTCACAACCAACTAAAGGTTCTTGGAATATTTCAAGGCATTTTTGTGCAAACATTGACGTGATATTGCTTGCACCATTAACATCATTGAGTTCTATCATAATTTAGATTTATACATTTATAAGAATGTTTTGCCTTGAGAACTTATGCCTGATCTTTTTTTCATTGCTTTAAGAATAACATTTAAGCAATCTTGAGGATGATCTTTTAATTCTCTATCAGTAAATCTGAGAATAATCCATCCATTTGCAGCTAATTCGGTGTCTCTTCTTTTATCTTTGGCAATTTTATCTACGTTGTTATGCCAAATTTCACCATCAGCTTCAAAGCCAATTTTGAGTGATGGGATTGCAGAATCTAATTGATAATCCATGCTAGGACCAGCAGCATATTGTGCATATAATGGGAATGGCATATTGATAGAAAGTAATAATCCATAAAGAAGTTTTTCAAGAGATGTAAACATTTTTGCTTGAGGACGTTCTTTTATCTTAGCTACAACTTGTCTCAGAGCATCATATTCTGAATTTTCTGCAGCAAAAATTTCTTTTTCAGCTTCATAATTTAAAGCTATAGATTCATATCCGCCAAATATAGGAGTGTTGATGGTTCCATAAAAACCATCATATTCTTCTGGTAATGGACCTAATGTTCCCCTGCCTGTAACAGGACTCATTGACATTAGGAATCCCTCATGAGCAGCAGACTTGATTCTTTTACTTGCAGTTCTTATATTATTTTGGTCATGATACAAATTTATCTTCTCTTGATAAATTTCATTGATAATTGAAGAAGCTAATCTATAGTTTTGATCTTTATCTTCTGCCATAGGAGCCATACCTGGAGCTGTTGGAGGAATACCACCAGGGGCCATTTCGCCTGGTGCTGCAGGTTGTTGAGCACCAAAACCTTGCCCAGAAACAGGGCCAGAAGAAAACTCTAATGAAAATTGATTATTTCCAAAATTACTTTCATTCATGAAGTTTGCACCCTGCTCGTATCTTAATCTCTCAATTTCTTGATCAGGGTCAAAGCCAAAAGCTTCAATAAGGGTGGTATTAGAAACAACGCCATTTGTGTTAGCTTGAACAAGATTTTGCAATAAACCTGTGTTGTCTCTTAATTGTAGATCTTCAAAAGAAATTTTAGGATAAACAATTTCATCTTGTCCACGATCACCCTCGACAATAAAACCATTCCATTCTGCTACAGGTTTGAAAATACATTGTTCAATCCATCTAGCCACTTCTCTTCGGAATGTATCTAATCTTTGTGATAACGCTAATAATCCAACTTGTGCACTTGCATAGTTTGGTCCTTCGCCGTTGAGCAAAGCGCTGTTAAGCATCAAACCATCCATAATTTCTTTGTTGATACCTTCGAATTCATTAGCCACTGCAAAGATTTGTGTTCCAGCACCAATATATTCAAATTCAAATGCATGGTGTGTTACTAATGTAAGGTTAGGATCATTAGCAATTGCTGCTAATTCTTCTTGAACGCTGTCAATGTCTTCTTGTGATGCAGGACGTTCATTATTTCCAACTTTTACCACTTTAACTGGAAGGACCATTCTTTCAGCGATGATAAATTGGGCTTGTCTAATTTTATCTTTATATGTCAACACTGGGAATAAGGATCTAACCATAGATGTCCCATAATCTTCCCAAGGGTTAGAACCATGTTTAAAGTGATGAATTGAAATAGGATTTAGCTTAATAGGATCCCCTTTCAAAATCATTTTCTTTACATTATCGGGGATTGAATCATAAATTTCTTTTGGTTGTCTCTCGTTGACAATTTTCATTTCATCAGCAGAAGGTCTATAAACATACATACCTGGCTGATCAATCATACCGGGTGTTTTCATAACACTATCTGGGTTTAATATTGAAATTGATTTCCAAGAAGCACCATCGTGATTACATGTCTCTTGTTTTTCTTCATCCCAGTTTGATCCATGGCAGTGTGGGCAATCTATGGACAATAAAACAAATGAATCACCAAGCAAGTGATAAACTTTTGAAATTTCTGGCAACCATTTTTGAAAATTAAGTTTATCCACCATCTTTTCAAAATAGTCTTTAACATATGTAGATGAGCATTCAAGTTTCCAACCTGCAAAAGGGAAATTTGCATAAAAGTTTATAGCTGCAGAAACTTTAGGCTCATTATTTTTCCACCAGTTTGCCCATAAATAAACTTCTCTTCTGGCATTTGGAATTTGAAATGCACTTGGGGTAAGAAAAGGTGAATAAAAGTTAGGCGCTGTGGTAATATTACCTGTAGATTGAGCTGTTCTTGTTATAGATGGCCCAACACCTTGACTGACTCTACTTGACCCATAATTTTTATTAGATGATTCTGTAGAAGTATCGTTCCCATATGCTAAAGAGGCAGCAACTCTAATAGCTCCTGCCAATGTTTGTCTTGTTGCCATAATCTACTTATACCGCTACACTTTAGATTAATGAAATGTTAGATGGTAGGTTTCCAAATATTCTTGGTTCTGTTTTTCTAGATCTTTCTTGATAAGTACCACGAATTTGTTCTACACCCCTAATGTTTTCATTTAGTTTTCCAGGATATACATCTGTATGTTCATGTCTTGCATCTTCTAATCTTTGTTCCATGTTCATCATACTTTTATCTTGATATGAAGAATTAGATGCAGCTTCCATTGCATCAAACCCAGAAGTGTCTTCACCTTCAAATCCATCATATGAATTTGATCCAGATTTCATAACCAGCATGTTCCAAATTTCTTGTTGTTGATCTTTTGTCATCTGATAATAATCATCAGTGTTTTTACCCATTTTAGTAAGTATTTCTTCTAATTCTGGATACATATTTCCCTTAGACATTTGAGATGGAATAAGTTGTTGATCAGGAAATATTTGGGCTAAGACACTTCTGTACCACATTAGAAATCCAACCCATCTTCTGAATGCTCTGACAAAATGTAATCAAGTCCTAATTCATCAGCAAAATGTTTAAGGTCTTCATCAGAAAATTGATGTCCAAAAGAATCTTCATCTTCTTCATCTAAAAGAGCTTGAATAGAAGAGTCAATATTTTTATCTTTATTTTTTCTTCTGTCGGATAAATTTTCTTCTCTAGTTTGTTCAAATGATTTTTTATCATTTCTATGCTCATCAAGTTTTTGATCTAATGTTAGATCTTTTTCAACTTTTTTAGCAATTTTATTTAACAAATTTGATGTCGTGTCTGAAGATCCATCTCCAGCTTCATCATTAATTTGTTTTGTTATAGACTCTTCATCTGAATCATTTTCTGCGAGAAGATCAGGATAAAATTCTTCAGGTTCTCCCTTACGAGAATTCCAGCCTTTATCATCTAAACTTTCTTCTCTAGTCTTCATATGATTGAGAAAATTATATTTTGGCATTACAGAAATGTTTTGAGTTTGCTCTTCGAGAGTTTTGTCTGTTGATTGATATGTTCTTGGTAATTGTTCATCAAATGTTTTCATTTGAGCTTGTCTTGGAGCTTTCACCATAGGATCACCATTTCTGTGTCCTGGGAAATTTTTCTTTGATTCGCTTAATTGCAATTCTCTATTTCTGTAATCTTCAAGATCTTCTAATTTTTTATAATGATGGCCACCACGTTTATTAGCATCCATTCGTGCCTCAAGGCCAACTTCATTCTTTGTTAAAGGCTTAGATCTTTCACCATCTTTAAGTTCTAATGAATTTTCTTCATTATCAGGATGTCTTGATACATCTAAACGAGCAAAAACTTCAGCATTAGTTTGGAAAGAAACTTTAAGCCAATCTTGATAAGCACAAGATACTTCGCCATTTCTACTTACTCTAGAGTCAATGCAGTTTTCTCTACATTTACTAATTTCCATAGGAACAGCTGCACCTAATTCAATTACACCTTTAGGACACATCAAATATGGTTCATTATTTTGGGTAAATAATGTGGTATATGCCACTCTTTTGTTTTCTTTTGGTGTAATCACTTCAAATAGTTGTTTTACTAAATTTGAGGCCTTTTTGAAGAATAATTTTTCACCTGAAAGCATATACTCTCTAGCTAAAGAAATTTTACTAGCGGTTTCATGATTTGTGCCATATGAAGAAAATTTATCTAAATGTTCAATAGCTTCTACCTGCCATGAACCTTTAGATTTTTCATTTAAGTTTGATGCTGTTCTTTCAAGCTTTACTGCTTCATTAGCACTGTCAATACAATTTTGCATTGAATTGTAAGCTGATCTCAAAACTTTTCTCATAGAGGACGTTCTAATTACAACTAAGTCCCTATGTAATTCAGAAAGTCTAAATGGAGCATCATTTTTTGTCAAAAGTGTTTTAATGAATTTAATTCCACCTTGAAGGACAAATTGAGCTATTACAGGATCTTTTTGGTTGAAATCTGAAATACGAACCACACTGAAAGGAGAACTTTCAAATAAATCATCAGCTGGAAGATTATTAGCTTCTGTTGTGTGAACAAGATCAGAAACCATATTGATTAAAGCTCCTCCGCCTAATCCTTCCATAAGATCGTTTGCTAAATCATTATCTTGAGTTTTTAATTTAGTTGTAATTTTATAACCACTCATTTTATTTCCCCAGTCCCAACATTTCAAGTTCTTCTGGCCCCATGCCTCTGTCTTTAAGAGCTGCTTTAATTTGTTGAAGTTCTTCTTTAGCGCCTTTTTTATCTGCCACTTCTTTGAAATCACCTTGTTTGGTATTTTTATCAATAACTTGTAAATCTAATAAAAAACCAGCTCTGTAAATTAATTCACCAGTGGATCTTGTCTTAAAATTTGGTTTAGCAGTGTAATCGTAAGCTGCTGTTGAAATTTTAGATGCTGTTTTGTTACCATGAGTTTTAATTTCATCAACAACATCTTCTACCACATCTTTTTTAGAAGTGTTTTTTGTTTGTTTTTTATGTTCTTTTTTGCGATTATATTCTTGGACAATTTGAACAGCTCTTTCGATAGTTTCTTTGTTCCAGTAGTTTAGCTTTGAAATATAGCGAACAATATCTTGTTTCTCAATACCATGATCAAGAAGCTTTCCTACTTTACCCATTAAAACTCTAAAAGGATTTCCTCTTGTTTTTTTCTTCTTTTGTGTTAATTTTTGTGATAATTTGAAGTTATAAACTTGAGCATCTGCTGTCATATTTTTCTCCAATTCTTTTATATATCTTAATGCTAATTCTTTAGGAGTGGGGTCCATTTTTCCAGTGTCTTGATCGACAGATCTTTGTCTTGGATCATTAGCCATTTTGCATGCATGATAAAGGATGTTTAATTTTTCTGTCCATTTACCATCATTCATTGGTTTCGAAGCAATTGCTTCAATTTTAGGCATACAATCTTCAGGATTATCTGCGTTGACAATTTCATGAAGTACTTTCTTCATCTCATCAGGTGAAACACCCCCTTGAGAATCAGTATCCCCAGGAGGTGAAGCATTTTCTTGAGCTACATTATTCATAGGCATGTTGTCTAATCCTAAACTTTTAGCAGTTGCTGGATTAGAAGCTAAGAATTGTGTTTGAGAAAGTTTTTTCATTTTTTAATCTAAATCATCAAAATCTAAAGAAACAAAATTATAAATATCTCTAGCTGTCTGTGCGCTTAACTTGGAGTTTTCAGACATAGCTTCTTGTTTGTGTGCTTTGACAGCAGACTTTTTATTTCTGATTGCTTCTTGATTAGCAATTCTAATTTGTTCTCTTTCATCTAAAACTGATGTGTCAATCATTCCAAATTGTGAATTGTTTGATACGTCAGCTGATGTTCTGAGAATTGAATGAGCTCTTGTGCTAACAACTTTGTCTTCTCTGATGGAATTCATTTTTTTGTTTTCCCATTGAGAATGTCTGCTTGCTTTAGCTTCTCTTTTTTGTTGTTGTTCAAATCTACTTTGTTCACTTGTAGTTTGTTGGCTATTCATAAATTCTTCAGTAATTTGAATCATATCTGGGTTAAATATTGAAGCTGATTTTCTTAGCATAGCATCTAAATAATCATCTTGGCTGAAAGCTTGTAAATTACTAGTGGTAGTTCTTACAGAGTTTTCTTCAATTCCATAATCAGATCTTTTGATTGAACCAAATTCTAAATTTGCCAATCTTTCTTCCATGCTTTGAGCACGAAGATCTTCATATACAGAAGCGCCTTGAACTTTTTCCCAGGATTTTGCTACACTTGTTGCTTCTTTTCTTAATCCAATTTCATTTTTAGAAATTTTGATTCTGTTTTCTGCAGAATTATTCCTCAATTCAGCATAAGGATCTTCTTCTACTTGATAGCTAGCTCCTACGAATTTCTTTTCGATGAAATTCGGGATTTCATTATTTTCAGATACTTTCTTAAATTTACTCATTTTTAATTCCTGGTGTGATTATTACAAGAAGATTTATCCCAGAAGCAAATTACTTCTGGGATATTTTTCTTGAGGATAACTAATCGTATTTCTTTGTAAAGAGAGCTTCTGCCCATTCTTTTTCATATCCAAGCTCGTTAATCCAATAATCGAGTAATCTTGAATAATCTTCATTAGTAAGGTTTGCTTCTTTAACCATTGATGTAACAGCTGCTTTTTTAACATTTGAATTAAGCTTAGAAGACATAACTTCTCTAATTTCAACAGTGCTATCAGCTTTGGTTTCAGATTCACCCAACATTGCATCAATGTATTCTTGTGGAAAACCATGTGCAATTGCTTTTGCTGCAAATGCTTTTTTATAATTAGGACTCATATTAGATACCTTTACAAAAGAATCACCAGTTTCAGTATTGCTTACTTTTGATGTTTTCTTTACGGTTGCTGTTCTAGATGTTTGAACTTTTTCATTAGCAAGTTTGAGATTTTTTTCCATATCTTGAGCAATAATTGTTCTTTCAATTTTATTTGCTAATCTCATTCTTCTTTCTTGTCTAGCTGCTAAAATAGCTTTGACAAGTAAGTCATCGCCTTCTGAAATAGCTGTTTCAACAGCAGAAGCATCAATTTGTGATGGATGACTAAAATGGAAAGAAGCTTGTTTCTTCATCTCATTTTTTTTGTCAATGGAATCTTTTGATTTTACTTCTTTTTTCATTCCACTAGTGCAAGCGCAAGGTGTTTTTCCACAAGTACAATCTTTTGATCTTACTTCTTTCTTGGATTCGACTTTGCATTTACATTTATCTTTGGATTTGTTACAATCTTTGCAAGTATCATCATCATCATCATCGTCGCTATCATCATCTTTTTTGTTTTTTCTGACGTAGCCTTCTAAACCACTATCTTCATCGCCAGGAAGTTTTTCGATGTTTCCCTTAGATTTAGGTTTTTTTGAATTCCATTTATCAAGAACTTCTTGTGGAATACCATCTGATTTACCAGCCAAAACTTCTTTGAATTCTTCAGGAAGCTCTGTATTTTGCATGGTGCCTTGCACCTCTGCTAATTTAGTATTAAAGTTGTCCCAATCAATACCCTTAAACACAAGTTCAGAATCTAATGCATCTTCTGAATAATTGCTTGGGAAAATTCTATCTGCCATTTTTAATCTTCTCCTCAAGAAAGAATAATTAAATCCTTCTGATTTTAAAGGCTTAAAACCTTTGGATTGTTATTCATTTACTTTTTTCTTAAAATAAGTTTTTTATCCTTCAAAATCAATTTATCTCCAATTTTTATACCTAATTTGTCAAATACACCATGTTTTGCTTCTACAACATATTTAACTTTATTAGATTTTGGAGAAACAAGTTTTTTATCTTGCTCCTTTAGGTCTTTGAAATCAAGGATTACATTTTTGTTATCCAAGAAAGCTAAACTTAAAGAAAAATCTACGTTGTTGTTCCAAAAACTATGTTGATCTTCATCAGGAAAATCAAAAAAAACAACTTCGTATTCATCTAAAGGCTCTGCAAACATTAAGCCCTTTTGTCTTGTAGCATTTGTATTTGCTACAAACCTTACATCGAATTCATCACGGAATTCATCATCAGTGAGTCAAGATGCTACTTTTACAAATCTTGGCTTATCAGATGCTTTTACTGATCTAGCTTCTTCTAAATTAAATTTATTCTTTGTTCTAGATTTTTTAAATTCATTTACAGTTTCTTGTGAAAGATAATGATCTCTCAAAGCAAGTTTAGCTCTATCTGTTAATGTTACAGATCTGCCATATCCTGAAATCAATCCAGCAGTTTTAAGAGATAATAAATCATGATCTGTAATATCTTGTGGTACAGAGCAAACTTTAGAATCTTTGATATTAGCAACTTGATTAGCTGCTGTAACTACTTCGTTTACATTAGCATCAATTTGTTTAAGCATAATAAGCTGTCTGTCAGAAATTTTTGATGCTTCTCTAGATTCAGTTTGTGTAAAACCAAATAATTGAATTTGCAAATCAGACAATCCTAAAGTGGACATTTCCGGCATATCCAAAATTGAACTATTCATGTTTTGATCATTTAATGATTTAATTGGTAAAGGCATAATTTTCTCCTGTTATCTATCTGGAATTCTATTCTTCCAACCATTTCCCTCTTCTTCATTCTTTTCGTAAGTTTCTGAGAATAAATGTCCATCAACATCACCTGCCATAGATGGACTTGATGCTAAATTTCCTGGATCTATATAAGCTGGACCTGGTACACTGTCAGGGCCATTAAGTAACCCTTCCATATTTTGCCCATCTGCTTCACCACCAAGATCAAAATATTGTTTAGGCAACAAGTTTGGTTTTTTTCTTCTAAGCTGTTCAGCATTTTGGAATTCGTCCTCCATCTCGTCATATTCAGACATGGAAACTCCAGGATTTGTAACGTTATCTAATTGATAATAATTTGCTAATCTTAAAAAGATAGCATCTGATTTTAGATAATGCCCTTGTTTGTCTAAAATAGAAGCTTTTTGAAGAAGAATCTGTGAATTCGTGTGATCCATAGTGTTTCATACATTAGAAACTATGAAAATTCCTTTAAACAAAGTGCCAATGCTTTGTCAATTGTCGCATCCATATCGTAATATTTGTAATCGCCTAATCTTCCACCAATTAGTAAATTAGGGAAATTTGTATCAGCAAAATCTTTATATTTTTTATAAATATTATTATTTATTTCATCATTGATTGGATAATATGGATCTTCACTGCTAGATTTTTTTTCATAAGTTTTGGAATATTCCCATGTGATCGCTTTATTATTAGATTTACTGTTTGTGAAATAATTATGTGAAATTATTCTAGTGTGACTATAAATCAATGAGGGATATGTCATCAAAGCTGTCCCACACAAATCTTCTTTTGTAAATACTGTGTTATGTTTGAGAGTTCTATATTCTAAATCTCCAAACATGTAATTAAAATATCTGTCTATAGATCCTGTGTAAATTGTTTTTTTAGCAAGCTTATCAAATTCTTCTTTGTCTTTTAAATAATCACATCTTAATTCAATATCAATGTTCTCTAAAAGCTTCTCAAATATAGCTGTGTAGCCATTGATTGGTATGCCTTCATAAATATAATCATCATGATAATATCTATCATCAAATGAATATCTAAGGGGTATTCTTTTAGCAATCGAAACTGGTAAAGTTTCGGGATCTCGACCCCATTGTTTTTTTGTATATCCGTAGAAAAACATTTCATATAAAGTCTTGCCCATGGTAGACAAACAATATTCTTCAAAGTTTTGTGGATTATCAATCTTTATCGAATCTTTTTTTAACATTTCCTGAGCCATTTTCGGATTTTTGACATCAGGCCAAATTTGATGAATTGTTGATAGATTTATTGGCAATGAATAAATTTTTCCATTTACAAAAGCTTTATTTCTTAATGTAAAATTGTTGAAAGATGCAAATTGATTTATATAGTCCCAGATGTGTTTTTTGTTTGTATGAAAAATATGAGGGCCATATTTATGAATATGATAATCTTCATATGGCTCAGAATAGCAATTTCCACCAATATGATTTCTATTTTCAAGAACTAATACTTTTTTACCAAGTTTATTAGCTTCAAATGCAAAAATGGAGCCGAATAATCCGGCTCCAACAACTAAGTAATCATACATAAGTATATTTTACATTATCCGAAAGGTGTGTGAGGTAATGTACCAGCTGGATAAGTGTCGTATTGCTCTTCCAAACTGTCTTTTTCATACAATCTATCAAATGTGTTAGTTATGTATTTTTCTGTATGCAATCTTTTTTCAATATTATCTTTGTTTTCGTCAGTTTTTTTTGTTATTGGTTTTACTCTAGGATTAGGAAAAGAAGGAGCATAATCAGGATTGGTATAGTCTAAAATTGTGGGCTCGTTGTACATAGAATCTTGCCCACCTCTGTTAGCTTTGTCTGAATTTTCAAGATAATCGTCAAGTTCTACGCCATCTGTTAAAACAGGAGTGTTGTAATTGTAAGGATTGATTGTTTTTTGAATTTTCGAAGTTGGATCCCGTTGAGTATCATTAGTCATTTTATTTCCAGAAATATAAACAATTTCATCATCATCATTATTATTTAAATATTGAGCAACACGAATTAGTTCTGTTTCTGATAATACGGGATGTGTTCTTTCGGGCTTGATTTGATCAGGACTTTTATCTTCTCTGTCATGTCTATTTAATGCAAGATCATCGTGATTTCTTCTAGACTTAAGAGACTCTTCTGTAGTCATTAAGTGAGATGGTTTAGTGTAGTTGATATTTTTTGATTGATTCTTTATTTCTTCAGCATGATTTCTCAAAGATTCTTGATATGTAAAGAATGAATCCCAAATTCTCTTCTGTCTTCTTTCAGCTGGAGAAAGTATATAATTTAGTTCTAGTTCTGAATCTCTATGTTGTGGAGTTAGTCTTTTTTCAATATTGTCGCTTGAATCATAATTTCTATCAAGATGAGTACGACTTAAAATTTTATCAAAACTTGCATCTTCGTCGATGTACATGTTGATATCCCATGAACCTTGGTTCTTTCCTTTGTTGCCAATAGGACTTCCACCAGGTGCAAAAGGTGTACCGTTACCACCTCCACCAACACCACCAAATTGAGCTGTTTTAATATTCTTGGTAGACATGTTTATATTTTCATAAAAAAGTTATTGTTTTACCTTCTAGAAAATCTAACCATTTTACTTGATGGTAGTCTTTGTAGAATTTTATTTGTGGTGCATTCATAAGACACTGCAGCAATAGCATCACAGATATCATCTTTATAGCCTGATAAAGCTTCAATATAATATCTTTTGCCTTTCCATTTTTTCTGTAAGAATAAGAATTGAGTTTTAGCTTCTTGTATTTCATTCAAATGCTGTTCTTGTCCACCAGCATCAATGTATTTGCCATTTGAAATATCGTAAACATCAATTCTATCTTCTCTTACTAATTGAGTCAGTTCAGTGTAAATTTTTTCTTTATATTCTTTATTAAACTGTCTTTCAACAATGTTAACACCTCTTGATTTTAGTTTGATGATTGAAGATTGAGAATGCCATTGATCAATACTAACTTGTCTGAATCTGAATTTTTGATTAAGTTCAATTACATAATCTTCCACTTCTCTTTCGGAGATAGGTTGATTTTTAGAAATTGGACTCCAAAAATGGATATGATCAATTACAACTCTTCTCAAAGGTTGAAAATCTGGTCCAATAGTTCCATTGATTCTTTCTGCGTGTCCAATTACTAGTGCATAGTAATCTGAAGTTCTTGCTGGATCTAAATGGCAAAAATATTCATGTAAAGAATGTCCTTGTTCAGCACGTTTCACCATGTTCATGCTTGAAAACATTCTTTGCACTGAATCAGGAGTAAACATTGGATCAGATGATGAAGCTCCAAATTCAGCTCCATATTGCATCATAAATTCATTAGGATCTTTGCGTTTTTGATTTTCAAGCCAATCTTTATCAATATTAGGATTTGTAAGCCAGGTTGGTAATCTTAATACTAATGTTGTTGGGTCATCTTGTCGATTTTCATGTAAATCAAATAGTAACCCAATTGGTCCTTTTGGGTTAGAAAGCATCATCATTTTTCCATCTTTGCCAAAGGTTGCTAAAGATGGTTTCAATTCATCATACAATTCATTGTCAACGCCTGAATCAGGATTGTCACCAGCCATGGCAGCAACTTCGTCCATGATGATTGACCAACAAGTAAGACCAACAAGACCTGAAGCATTACTTGAACCGCATCTTAATACTAAACTTCCAGCAAATTGATTAAGACCTAAAGCAATTCTTCTTTCATTTTCTTTCAGGTCATGATCATTTAAAAATCTCATCTCCAATTCAGTATCTTTACCAATATGAGGTTGAAAGTAAGGAGAAGCTAAAACTGTTTGTTTGATTTTAGAGAAGATTGCTTTTTTTGCTTGCTCTTCGTTTCTAGCAACATTTAGCAAAACAATTTCATCAAACTCCATGAGCCCATATCTTCCTTGTGGATGACCCATGGAAAGAAGCCTGTAAAGCTCATAAAGAGCCATTGCTGACACTAGAAACGATTTTCCTGAACGACGACCAAGCACCAAAACAAGTTCTTCAAATTTGTATCTGTTAAGACATTTGGTCTCTACTTGCATTCTTAATTTTGGATCAAACTCTTCAGAGTAAAGAAGATCCATTTCAGATTGATAATTGTCAGTTATTGCTCTTTCTTCAAACTCTTTTACTTTTTTTTCAGCATCAGGGTTTGTAGCTTCAGAATTAGCACGTTCATATCTGTGTTCTTTAACCACTGGATCTAATCTTTTGCATTGAACACAAGGTGAATTTGTAATTGAAAAGATTGTCTTAACTTGCCTTTGACTATTTCTTGTATTGTAAAAATCTAATTCATTATCTTTGATATAAGACCATACACATCCATCGCAATCAATTTGATTTTCTGAATTAGTAATTTCTAGATTCGTGTTGCCTTCTTGACCCATGTAGAACAATTTAAGAATTAATTTTTGCCAAGGGTATGGTTTTAAGTTACAAAAATAAGGATGTTCTATAAAAGTAACAATATCTACAATTTGATCAGGGTTAAATCTTGTTTTTTCTGGTATAGCGGGATGAGATACTTCAGACCTTGTTTCAGGAAAAATTTCATCTGTAAATTCTCCTTCGAAACCCTGTTCTTTGAAAAAATCAACTACAGCAGCTGAGTGTTGTAGCATTTGAGATTTAAGATCGTATTGTTTTAGTTTGTCCGGAGAAGGTTTTCTCATTTTTAATTATCTGACTGAATTTTATGTCTAAGTTCTACAAGTTCATCTCTTATAATTTTTTTATCAAATTCAGATTCCATTTTTTCATGTAATTTCATTAAGATTTCAAAAATATTAATTGAATAAACTCCCTGGTTATCTCTTGCATCTTTGATTTGCAAAATTTTACTAATGAGTTTTTCAACCATTGCTGCTCTTTTGATTTTCATCTCATTGTTTTTAGAGCAGTCCATGCCTCTTACATCATCAAGTTCAACAAGTAATGCTGTAAGAGCCAATTGATGTTCTCTGAAAATCCATGGAGCAATAAGTTCTTCTCTCTGCTCATAGTTTTTCAATCCAGATGTTGCGATTTTCTTAAAATCACAATGCTGTTCCATGTGAGTGCTAATTTGCACCCAGTTCATCTTTGCATCAAAGTGTTTAGCAAAATAGTTTAAAACAGTTTGAGGTTTTTTCCCAGACTCAAGAAAAACATGTTCTGCTAAATCTCTGAATGGGGATACACAAATAGCACATCTCGGTTCAATAAATTGAGGATAAGAAATATCACTCATATTGTCAGGAGGTAAAGGAATTATTGGTCTCTCATTTTCCTTTAAATCACTGAACATTCTCGAAGGCTTTTTATCATCCTTCGTCAGGCTTTTATTTTGAACTGGGATTAGAGAATCTACAACTTCTTCCATAGTAGTATTATAAAAGAAAAGAGCCGTGATTAAAACACGGCTCAATGAATAGTTTATATGTATTAATCTACGATTGCTCTTTTGAGTCTCATATAAGGGGAAACAGTGTCTGCAGCTTTGACTAAAAATTCATCTACAAGCCCAAATGATGAATAGCTACCTTGAACATATTTATCACTTGTGGATGTTCCATTCATTAAGTCTACTTCAGCAGTGCCCTTTTTCATTGAAACAATATATCTATCTTGTGATGCTGTTTTAATTTCAGCCTGTTCAGATTGAGCGGTAAGAACACTGTAGAGTAACTGTTCCTCAATGTAAGGTTTAAGAGCTGAATGTAAATTTTGCATTCCTGCTTCTGATTCTTTAGCCATTGAAGCCCATCTTTGCCATTGAGTAATTCCTCTATCATCAGTTTTCACAATTGCATAAGGGCCAGTGCACAAACGCTTAGTGAATTCTTTAGCTGATAATTTTTGAAGATTTTTTTCAATAATAGGGGCGCAATCAGAATATTTGGTTGGAACTACTGCAACTTCAACTGTAGAATTCTGTTCGACATTTGGATTTTCGTCAAAAAGATTAGAAGCTACTCTGTTAGCTAATTCTATTTCGTAATTATTAGCTGCGAGTAACTCGATAACTTCTGATTTGTTAAAACCTTGGTTTTTTAATTTGCTAGCTGTCGAATTGGCTACAACATATACACCGTCTTTATGAGCACGTAATTCATTGCGCCAATTGTAAATCATGTCATCGGAAATATTGTTTTCTACCACAATTAGAATCCCCTTAAATAAAATAATTCCTCTAGATCGATTGTTCTAAAGGAATTTGGAAAACATAATGATATATTACAAAAATAATTTGTTTATATTCCATTAATAAAAATCTTTGCCAAGAATATCCTTTAAAGATAAAATTGCTCTTTGTAATCTTTTTGAAAAAGCACTTTGTGTTATATTTAAAATACTTGCAGCTTCTTCTTGATCTTTTTGTTGAAAGAAATAAAGTTCAATAGCTTCTTTTTGACTAGGATTCAATTTATTAATAGCTTCGTGCAATGTAATTACATCTTCAATTCTACTTAGTGGGTCTGAAGTAGCTTCAAATTCATAATTTTCATTAGATTCATTTTTATCTAAAAATTTATCAACAGAATATCTGATTATATTGATATCTATTCTTGTAGATAAAAAATAAGAGAAATATGTAAGAGATGGATCATATTGATGTACTAATTTTTCTAATACAAAAATTGATTCGGATAATATGTCTTCTCTGTAAGGAAATAATCTTTGATCTTTAGCTATGCATCTTTTTAAAGAAGTTAAGATAAGAGGTTTGTAAAACTCTTTCAGTTCAAACAAACTTTCAGAATTTCCAGATTTAATTTTATCAATTAAATTATTTATGTATACATATCTATCTTCTAACATTACTGATTTTATACAATTTGCATTTTATTTAGCAATAAAAACATTGCTATATTTTTGTTGCCGTGATTTCTTAGATCTTTGATTGTATCCACAACGAAATTAATCATTTTTGATAATTTGATTGTTGAATATGTATCTTTTGAAATTTCAATACGAACTCTGGTGGGATTTTGGCTTTTTATTGGCACTGAAATCAATTCCCAAGATTCTGATAAATATTTACCAATTAAATCTCTATTCTCTAATCTCTTCAATACATCATCAGTGTTGTAGATTCTTTCTTCTTTGCATTGAGAAACATGAAGAAGAAACAACAATTGATTCAAAAGAATTAAAAGCATACCTTGTTCACCCATACTTGACATAAGCAACTGGGATGAAACTAGAGCTTCATTTAGTTTTTTATTCAATATTTGATCAATGAACATGAAAATATCAGAATCAGTGTTGAAATTAGAATTTTGTAATTCTTCTAATGTTATCTTGTCTGTGTAAGAACTAATCTTATATAGCTCTTGGAAAAGCAATTCTATGTCGTATGTAAGAGATTCTTTTTTAGAACCAGATTCTTTGGACTTGATTCTAAAGATTGGACAATTTTGTGATATCCAGTCAAAGCAATTGTTGTCTATTTCTATTTCTAAAGTTTTTGTAAATTGCAAAACTCTTCTTTTAAGTTCAGTGGTGTCACCTAATACTGGATAGGAAAAATTATATACAGAATTACTCTTTCTTATTTTTTGGATTAAAGAAATTCTTCCATCAAAACTTTCATCATCAAACAGCAAACAATGCTCACCCATATTCTTATCAACCAGAGTGGAAATCAATTTTATTTCCTCAGAAGATGGATTGTTGTAAATAAAAGTTTTATTACCATCAAATAAAGGTGAAAAACTCTTTACATGAGACTGAACGTTATGCACAGTAAAAGTGGAGTTATTCTTGGCTCTTAAGAAAATATAAGCCTGGTGTCTTGAACCAATAAAAATTTTAGATGACATTTTTATTCCATTGGGAAAATTAAGTGAATATAGCTGTCTGCTTTTAGTTTTAGCAGTGTATATCCATTGTAGTTCAAAAAATCAAATTCAACAATGTTTTCAGGCAGAATATCTAAGACCTTGTTGACATGACTCGCTAAATAAACTACAGATAAATCATTTACAATTTCATCAAGTTTAATTTTGTCAATAGCACTTCCCTTTTCATGAGAAGAACTACCTAGAATTAATTCATCATTCTGGAATTGAAAAGTCACAGTGTTTCCAGAACTTATATTTGAAATGAACTTTACTGATTTTGTAACATCAGATTTGTCAAGCTTTATAGAAAATATTGATTCAGCAGTATTTAGAAACTTTTTGTAATTTTCAAATACAGCACTGTATTCATTTGATTCAAGTTGACAACCAAATTTATCATTCTCATTCACTAAAAATAATGAATTTCTTGATAAATAAAACTTGCTTTCTTTTCTGTAATCTAAAAAGTTTAGTATATTATCAGCATTATTTTTAGAAATTAGATATGTGTTATTTGGCAGTATTGAATCTCCAAATAAAGCTATTCTATGCTTGTCAGATGATTGGCAGCATACACTATTATCCTTTATGTAAAACAAAATAGAAGTGTAAGGATATTCTTCAGCATCCGGCGCACATGCAAACAATGTATATTTGATTGCTTTTGCTAATTCATCATTGTTTATATCAACAATGTTATCTTTATCATAAATGAATGAATTTTCTAAACTTTCAATCACTTTTTCAGATACAAGAGATGTTGACAATGATACCCTGGTTTTCTTATTGCCAAAAACTAATGTATTATTTTCTGAATTGTAAATAAATTGAATTTCATTTGTGGGAAAATTATTGAAAGCATTCAAAAATATATTACAGTCTAATGAAAAAGCAAATTCTTCTTCAACATCGGTTAGAAACACTGAAGAAAAAGCATGCATATTATTCAAATAACAAAATAATTTATTGTTATTTGTGTAAAATATCAGATTGCTATAAATTGAGGATTTATTTTCAGAAATTGCAAGCTTAGATTTTTCAAGTTTATTCAATACTTGCAATTTAGAGAGATGATCAATTTTAGATAGTTTGAATTTCAATGTAATTGACCCTGGAATTCAACTTCAATATCTGAATTGTATTTTGCAATGTAATTCATAAGACAAAGCATAAATGAACCTTCATCATCAACAAAATGTAATTTACCATCCTGATACCAATCCCAGCCATTTTCAATTTGAGCTAAAACATCCATTTTGTTTACAATTAGCTTGGTTACACCATTCATTTGGCAAGCTGTAATTACTTCATTGAAATTTAGCCAATCAATTTGTCTTGGTCGTCCAGTAGTGGCTCCAAACTCTTGACCAATCTCACGCAGCTTTTCAAATCTTTCATCGTGTTTTTGATATCCTTTAGCTCCAACATAGGTAGAATAACATTTGATAACCCCGACAACATCCCGTACTTGCTTAAAATTGAAACCATTATTTAAT